TAGATCTAGGAGTTATCAACGCAACAAAAAGCTTAATTAATAACAGTAAAGAAGAAAAGAATGAAGCTGATGCAGAAGATATTGCAATTGGTGCATCTGTCATGAAGAATTTAGGATTGGATATAGGTGGTTCAGCTGATGCAGCGTTGGTAGATCAAGGGATTGCAATTAATAATCAGACAACATTAACCTTTGAAGGTAGTAGTATTCGTACATTTAACTTTAGTTTTATATTAGTTGCACAATCAGAAGCTGAAGCAAGATTAGCCAAAACAATAGAACATACATTTAGAAAGTATATGTACGCAAAGAAAGAAGGTGAATTTGCCATTAAATATCCACCAATCTTTCGTATAAAGTTCCTTTCAGGGGACGAAATTAATACAAATATGCCTAAATTGTTTGATTCTTATCTCACTGGATTAACAGCAGCATATAATACACAGGGTGGAAACATGTTCCATGCCGATGGATCACCTACAGATATACAATTAGATTTAGCATTCCAGGAACAAAAACAGTTAACAAGAAGCGATTTATATGATTTAGAGGATGTAGCACCTGGTAGTATACAACAAGATTTCACATATCCTGAGCAAAAAACATCTAATGGACAACCTAGAGGAGGCTAATCTACATGAATTTCTTTAAATTATTCCCAACAATACCGGTCGATTTACAAAAAGATGGCCGAGTCAACCAAATGGTTCATACATTTAAGAGTGTAAGACCACTTCAAAACTTTATCGATCAACCATCTTTATATACTTTTTATAATATACAGAACGGCGAAAGGCCAGACATAGTCAGCCAGCGACTATATGGAACATCAGAATACTATTGGACATTCTTTGTCATAAACGAATTCCTTCACGATGGTTATAGAGCATGGCCAATGAGTCAAGAAGTTGCCGCGAAGTATATCGAAGAAGAGTATAGCGGATATGTTATTACCACAAGCCCCAGTATATCACGAGATAGCGACGGCGCCATAAGCGAATTTAGTAATTCTTTGCAGGGAGAGAATCGTAATTTTGTCGCGACAGATGGTACAAGATTTAAATTAAACGAAACCATAACAGGTAGTATATCAGGAGCCAGTGGTACATTAAAGAAAAAGAATTCAGATTTAAACCAGTTAATAGTAAAAGATGTCACAGGAGTCTTTCAAACGAATGAAAATATCGATGGAGGAACATCACAAGCGAGTGTTGAATCATATCAAGTATATAAGTACGCAGACGCACCTCACCATTTCTTTAAGATAGGCGATGCGGAAGAAAGAACCATTACACCAAGAGATTATATTAATTCTCCATTAGCAGAAAGCACTAATAACTATACATTTAAATCAAATAGACAGTATATAATGGATAAGAACGAAGAGAGATCATCTATTAGAGTGTTACAACCAGAGTATATAAGCCAATTCGTGGAAGAATTTGAGAATCTAATCAATGAATAATAGTAATAGAGTCAATCCAGAAGGGTATGCGAGCACTCCATTATCGTATAATATAACTTCTGCGAGACTTTATTCAAATGTTATAAATCCAAAGAAAAAATATAACATTGACATAAAAGCGCTTTTGGCCGTGATTGAAGGGACAGAATCAATCCATAGTCCAGGAGTAGAGTATACGATTAAATTAGGCGATAGTGTTAATCTATTAGAACGATTAAAGATCACTGGAGGCGAGAAGATAGAGATCCAATTAGAACAGAGGACCTCTAATAAAACACATAAGCATTCTATTACATGTTACATAGGGGAGATCGTTAACTATAAGAAGAGTGGCACAGCAAAGGCGTCGTATACATTCAAGTGTTATAGTGAACATATGATGAATGAGTCTGTATCTGTATTAAGGAAATCGTTTAAAGGGACACCAGGTCAATTAATAGAGAAGATCTGTAGAGGGGATCTAGCCGTCGCTACGCACTTTATACAACAAGGAGGTGGGTTACTACAGGGTATATATCCACAGCTTAGACCCTTACACGCTATCTTCTGGTTAATGCGTAATGCCTTTGACGACGGTACACCATACTTCTTTTATGAGACACTAAAGAATGGTATACAATATAGATCATATAAGAACATGCTTACAAGAGATAATATCGATCGGTACTACTTTAAGTCCTATATGAAGAACGCAAAGGAGAGTGAAGAAGGGTTCGAAGAAGAAAGAACAATGGTCACGGATATATCATCTCCTTCATATGGCATGTCTAAAATGGTAGGGGCAGCCTGCGGGGCCTTTGCTAGCACTCTGCACAATGTAGATATAGCCACTAAGACATATAAGAAGATTGTATTTAATAGAGAACGACAACAATTAAACATGTTAAATAAGTATAAACCCTATGTACAAAATAATAATACTATGATACTATCGAGGAAGTACTCAGATCACGCCGTATCTAAGCAGTTCTTTATTAATAGTAATAGTAAGGCCTTCGGTCAGAATAACTATTATGGAGAGACCGATATAGATTTAAATAAAGGGATCGCGCAACTAGAGAACCTAAACTTCCAACAACAAGAGATTACCATACCAGGTAACTTTGATATGGAGGTAGGACGTATACTACATCTAACTGTATATCGTAATAAGGAAGAGACTGAAGGCGCAGGCATCGATAAGGCTCAATCAGGCAAGTACCTAGTGACGAGAGTGATACATAGGTTCGATGATAACTACAGTCAGGAGCTGGTCCTTCAGAAAGATTCAGGAGAATTAAATTATGAAACTGCATGATGATCAATTTGTAGGTGGCCAATTCGCATGGTTCACTGGCGTAGTAGAAGATATAAACGATACAGAATATCTTAATAGAGTCAGAGTCAGAGCCTTTGGATACCATAGTGACGATACTGCCGAGGTACCTACAGATGCATTACCATGGGCTACAGTGATGGGGACAACGCTTAACGCTGGACATAAAGGTGTTGGCTCAAACCACCAACTAGTAATAGGGACATGGTGTGTAGGGTTCTTTAGGGATGGTCTCAGCGCTCAGGATCCTATTATAATGGGAACAGTTGCTTCCTCTCAGCCGGATGGTACACTTGATCTACCAACAGAGGCGCAGGTTAGTGGTAATACAAATGCTGTATATAAGAGTACAGCAGGACACTTAATAGAAATAGACAATACGCTTAACGCTAGCCGTATAATGGTTACTCATATAGAGGGTACTAGTATACTGATTGATAATAGTGGGAACGTAACGATTGATACTAGCTCTGGTGGTAATACAGTTAATATAATAGGTAATACTACTATAACAGGTACTCTACACGTATCGGATAAAATAACTAGTAATGATGATATTGTTGCTGATAATGATGATACAAAAATCTCGCTGGAAGATCATGTACACGTATATAAAACTGGAAGTGGTACAGCTCATAATACAACTAATAAAGATACAGAGAAACCAACAGATGCAAGTTAATAATTTATATAGCTCGCTCGCTTGCTTTGAGATGGCTTTTCGGAAAAAAAATCTCGCTGGAATTTTTAAATCCCTAACCTTTTGCATATAAATAGTACTATGGAACATAATACAGGATCAAATCAAAATAAATCAGATAAGAGAAATGGTGCTTCAATCGTCTCTCGGAAGAAAGGTTATCGCGATTTAGATCTTTCTTTAAAGCGACATCCTATTACTGGTAAGATCACAACACTTAAAGATGATGCTGCAGTAAAGAATGCTGTGAAGAATCTCGTTCTAACTAACTTTTTTGAACGACCATTCCAGCCCTCGCTAGGTGCTAATTTACGCGGACTCTTATTTGAGCCGGCTGATGGCGTAACAAGGTTAGCAATAAAGGATAATATAGAAGGTATTGTCAAAGCAGAACCACGCATAAAATTGCTGGCTCTCTCGGTAATTGACCTTTCGGATAAGAATGCGTATCGAGTTACAATGAAGTATCGTATACGGGAATCAAATAAAGTAGAGGATGTAGAGATAGTACTACGCAGACTAAGGTAAGATAATATGGCAACAAATTTAAATGTAACAGAATTAGACTTCGATCAGATTAAACAAAATCTGAAAAACTTTTTAAAGCAACAAGAAGAGTATACTGACTATGACTTCGAAGGTTCAGGTCTTAGTACACTCCTTGATGTATTAGCATATAACACACACTACAACGCAATGAACGCGCATTATAGTTTAAATGAAGCGTTTCTTGACTCAGCTCAAATACGTGGTAATGTTGTCACACGAGCGAAGCTATTAGGTTATACTCCTCGTTCAGTTCTTTCAGCAAGAGCAAGAGTACAAATAACTGTTGATATATCTGGCGAAGATCAGGCAACAAAGGATAACACTACTTCACTCACACTACCTCGTGGTACTAAACTAAAAGCTGAAGTAGGTAATGATAAATTTGAATTTGTTGTATTGGATAATCATAGCGTAGATGTTATTGCAAATACACATACATTTGTTTTTAATAACATAGAAATTGCAGAAGGTACATACAAAACATTACTATACAGAGTTGATAATGATATAGAGAATCAGAAATTTCAACTAGGTGATAAGGATGCTGATACATCCACATTACGAGTCAGAGTACAACAGAACGAACAAGCAGTTGCGTACGATATCTATACAAAGTTTGAATCGCTATTAAATGTTGATTCAACTTCACAGATCTATTACTTACAAGAAAATCCATCCGAACTCTTTGAAGTTTATTTCGGCGATGGTATTGTTGGAAGAAAGCCAATTAATAATAATATTGTAACTCTTGATTATGTTTATACAAAAGGTGAAGAAGCAAATGGTGCTTCCACATTCTCTATGGTCGATACAGTTGGTGGATTCGTAGGGGCTGCTGTTAAAGTAACAGATGCAGCTGGTGGTACTGAAAGAGAAACTTTAGAATCAATACGATTTAATGCACCACTAACATTTACAGCACAGAACAGAGCGGTAACATCAGATGATTACCGTGGTATCTTATTAAAGAACTTTGCTAACATCTCTTCTATCTCAACATGGGGTGGAGAAGATAATGATCCACCAGATTTTGGAACAGTATATGTTAGTATTAAACCACTAACAGCAAATACATTAACTGATGCTGAGAAAGCAAATATAAAATCAACAGTACTAAAAGGAAAGAACGTGGTCTCTGTTACACCAGAGATTGTAGATCCTGCATTTACTAATTTAGAATTAGATGTATTCTTTAAATATAATCCAAACCTCACAGATAGAAGCTCGGTTGATTTACAAACAGTTGTCAAAGATGTCATCGCTGACTATAACTTTAATAACCTCAATAAATTTGATGGAGTATTTAGGCATTCACAATTATTAAAAGCAATTGATTCAGCCGATCCTTCTATTTTAAATAGTACAGTTCGTCCTTATATGTATCAGGACATTACTCCATCTGTTGTGTCAGGCCAGAACAATCACAGTCTTACATTCGCGGCTCCATTCTATCAAGCTGGTAACTCAACAGATTTTATTTTAACATCATCTTCATTTAATATTGGTTCAGTACCTCATTTCTTTGGTGATAAACCAATTTCTGGTTCTACTAACAGAACAGTTATTGTATATAAGATTATAGAAAACGAAAACATTACAGTAATAAAAGATGCTGGTACTATTGATGTAAGTAAAGGAACAGTAACACTTCATAGCTTTACACCAGACACAGTAGCATCTATTAGAATCACACTTACACCAAACAGTTTAGATATAGCACCAAAAAGAAATCAGCTATTAAACATTGATAATTCTAAAGTTATAGTTACAGCTCAGGTAGATACTATCACAACTGCTGGCTCAGCAGGATCAATAGATTACGCAGTTAATTCAAGGTTAAGATAATATGGCAAATGAATCATCACCAGGATATATAGAATCAATAGGTTCTACTAAAAGGAAGACAAAGGAAGATCTTTTAATAGATAATCTTATTCCTTCCGAGATCTTAGCTCAAGCTGGTGAAGGTGGAATAAAGAACTTACTTAAAAGATATTATGAATTCATGAATATGGACGAATTCATATATACACAAAACGAAACTTTTACTGATATCGTTTTAAATGGCCAAGCTCAATTTAGAGTATCAGATCCAAAAAATGAGAATGATGAATTCTTTATTGACCATACTTTTATTAATTCAACTTTAAAGACTGCAGGATTAGTTACCTTACCTGGAGAGAGTGAAGCGCTTCCTATTGGTAGCTCTATCACAACAATAAAAGTAACTGACGCAAATGGAACTGTAACAAGTCAACCAATCGGAGACGCGGCTGTTACTATATCAAATGGTAACGAACTTCCAGGCTCATTAGCTAATTCAGTAGATCCTATTGGAAAAACTTACACAATAACTGGCTTGGAAGATTATAATAATATACCACTTACATTTACAACACCCGTTAAATATTGGGTAGGACCCGGACCTTCATATGTTCTTAACGCAATTGAAGAAGCAATGGACATAGATGTAAATGGTGATAACTATCTACAGCTTATGCAAAAGGAAATAGCTCAAGCTATTCCTCGTAATTTAACTACAGATAAAAGAAAATTATATAAAAGAATAGTTGATTTCTATAAAGTAAGAGGATCACAAGATTCCATAGAAATCTTTTTTAGACTTTTATTCGATGATCAGGTTGAAGTAGAATATCCATGGGATAATACATTAAGGCCTTCAGCTGGAGATTGGAGCTCTGATACAAATCAATTTGTTTCTACTACTGGTATGATATCAGAAAAGAAAATTAGATTACACGATTCTAATAGATATCAAAAATATTCTTACCTTGTAAGAACTGGTCAGAATGTTAGCACTTGGAAAAATGTATTTGAAAGATTAGTTCATCCAGCTGGATTTGTTTTCTTTGGAGAGATCTTAATATTGCTCTCTCTATTAAGAACT